AAGTGTACAATGACAAAAGGAGATACTTCATTCATTGGCTACAAAATCGGTACAAGCGATGGCATGTATGCAACAAAGTCAAAATATATCACAGTTATGCTTGCTGATGATATGGAAGATTATAGTGGAAGCGTACCTTGCGGATTCTTAGGCTATCCTTGCCCAACATATGGAACTAATGTTGTTCCCGAAATTTCATACAATACTGTTTATAATCCTAATATTAAGGCAAAGAAACAATATTTTGGGCTTTCTGGAATTGATAATGATTTCTTGTCATTCAAAGGCATTAAACTTTATGACGATGACCTTGGAGGACGTTCAATGAATGATAGCTGCGAAGGTGATGAAACAGGATGCTGCTTTGTTTTGCAAGATACATATACAAAAGGTTTCCATATGGATTCAATCTTCAGTATGCTTGGAACTAACGGAAAGATAACAATTGATGGTGATGTATATACAGACGGATTTGACTATGTTTCACCGTTGAAAGTTACGGCACACAATTATATCCCAAGAATTACATCAGAAACTCTTCCTGGGACAAACGAAACAGAAAAGCAACAAAGAATTATTAACGGTGGTTATATGTCAGAAACCATATACAAAGACCCTGAAGTACGTAAGTTTACTGTTTGCTTCTATGGAGGTTTTGATGGATGGGATGTGCACAGAGGATATAGAACTAATTTAGATGCCTTCAACGCAAATGCGTATGGTACAACAGATACCTATGGACAAGTTTGCAATTGGCAATATTTCAAGTTGCCACAATATATGAATAATACAAGTGACTATTATGCATATCTTGCGGGATATCAAGTATTATCCAACCCACAAGACGTTGAAATCAATGTGTTTGCAACACCCGGAATAGACTGGTTTAACAATTCACTTTTGACACAGGATGCAATTCATATGATTGAAGACCCTGATGATGGCAGAGGCGGTGATGCATTATACATAATGAATTCACCATATTATGACTATAAGAATGTTACAACTTCACCTGAAGGCTATGGAGTTTATCCTATCACAGACGTTGATGAATTAGTTTCATTGTTTGACGATACTGAAATAAATTCTTCATATGCTTGTACATATTTCCCATGGGTTCTTTTCAAAGATACCGTAAGAAATGAGTACTTGTATTTGCCACCAACAAAGGATGTTGTAAGAAATATTGCTGATACTGATAACACATTGTTCCCATGGTATTCACCTGCTGGTATCTCGCGTGGTTCTGTTGTTTGCGAAAAAGCTGCATTCAAGACAACGTTGCCTGAGGAAGATGTTTTGTACGGAAACAGAATCAATCCTATCAAGACATTTGGTAAAGACGGTGTTAAGGTTTGGGGCAACAAGACTGCTTATGAAATTGATAGTCCTCTTAACAGAATCAATGTCAGAAGACTTATGATTAGGGTTAAGAAACTTGTCACATCAGCAGCTAAACATTTGATATTTGAACAATATGACGATGCTCTTGAAAAGCAATTTAGGGGATTGGTTGAACCAATTCTTGCGGAAGTTAAGTCAAATAGAGGTATCTTCGATTATAGGGTTATCACAGAAGTAACTCCTGAAACAAGAGACCAACATATATTACCTGCTAAGATTATGATTAAGCCAACTCCTGCTTTGGAATATATTTCTATCTCATTCGTTGTATATCCTGAGAGCGTTGCATTTGAAGAATAAAATTGTTTAAATGATAATTATTATAAAGTCAGTCAGAAATGGCTGACTTTTTTTTGTTTTAATTTAATATTTATTGTATGATAAAGTTAAAATAAATGTTATTCAACCATGAGAAAACTTACAAAAGAACAGTTTATTGAAAAAGCAATAGAAATACACGGCAACAAATATGATTACTCGAAAGTAAATTATGTTGATGCGAAAACAAAGGTTTGCATTGTTTGCCCAGAACATGGTGATTTTTTGCAATTACCATATAATCATTTGAATGGGAACGGATGTCCTTCTTGCGTAAGACATAAATGGGATACAGATAGTTTCATAAAGAAAGCCATGGAGGTACATGGTGACAAGTATGATTATTCAAAGACTGAATTTAAGTCAACAAGAGAAAAAGTTTGTATAATATGCCACGAGCATGGTGAATTTTGGCAATATCCGTTATCACATTTGAATGGAATGGGATGTGGAAAAGAAAGTAGGGGAATAAGGGAAAATTGCTGGGAAAACAGGAAATGCCCTGTATGCGGAAAAATATTCAAAGAGCGTAAGAAATATAAGAAAATATGTTGTTCCGAAGAATGCCGCAAAATATATGTCAAAGAACATATGGATGAAATAAACAGAAAGCGTTCAGAATCATTAAAAGAAACTTTTTCAAAAAAGACGAAATTCGATTACGAGAAAGCATACGAAAAGAAAAAGAAAACTTGCATTGAAAGGTATGGCGTTGCTAATTTCTCAAAAACAGAAATGGGACGCGAAATATCAAGAAAAAACATGACAAAGTTAAGAAGGGAAAATGTCGAAACGATTAAAAATGAAATTTTGATTCCGAAATATAAGGAATTGTGTGAAAATGATGGCTTGGAACTATTGGAATTTAGGAACCGATTTGATTGTACTGTAATGTGCAAAAAATGCGGAAACATATTTGTGACAAGAACACTTGGCTATTTAACTGAAAAAGACACGACAAAAAGATGTAAAATATGTAACCCATATTTGGTTGTCCCAAATAAAAACAATGAAATTGAGAATGATTTTTCAAAGTTTCTTGAAGAATGTAATGTTAAATTTTATCGTAATTATAGGGGAATAATATCGTCAATGGAGATTGATTTTTATTTGCCTGACTATAAAATTGGATTTGAAATTGATGGTATATATTGGCATTCAGAAGTATATAAAAACAAAATGTACCATAAGGAAAAAACAAATAAATATCAAGAAAATGGGGTTATGCTGATTCATATTTTCGAGGATGAATGGTGTTTCAAGAAGGAAATATGCAAATCAAGGATAAAAAGCATATTAAATATGACGGAAACGAAATTATATGCAAGAAACTGTGATATAAGAACCGCTGATAAAAAAAGTGCAATAAAGTTTTTGGAAGAAAACCATATACAGGGAAATACGGTTTTTAAATATGCTTACGGATTATATTATGAAAATGAATTGGTATCTTTAATGACATTTGGCTCGCTTAGGAAAAATTTGGGGCAAAAAAGCAAGGAAGGACATTATGAAATGCTAAGGTTTTGCAATAAAATTGGGCATAATGTTGTTGGCGGTGCAAGTAAACTATTAAAGCGTTTTATTAATGAAAAGAGCCCTAAACAAATAATATCATATTCAGACAATAGATGGTCAACGGGAAATTTGTATGACAAATTAGGGTTTACGTTAGAACGAGAGACGGACCCAAATTATTATTATGTTATTGGAAATAAGAGAATTAATAGATATTCATTACGAAAAAACATTCTTGTTGAAAAGTATGGATGCCCAAAAGAAATGAGCGAACATGATTTTTGCATTAGTAAAAGATGGTATAGGATATATGATTGTGGAAACAAATTATGGTCAATAAATTTATAAAAGGATTAAACTATTTATTGTAAAATAAATGCTATGAAAAAGATTTTTACTTTTTTACTAATTATGCTCTTGATGTTTTCGTGCAAAACGCATCAGAATGTTGGTGAAATCACATTTGGGGCACCAATAATGATTAATTTATATGAAATGGCAATAACACAACACCAACTTGATTCCATATGCAATGTTGATATGCTTCCGACATACGACAAATGGATAAAAACAAGTTTCATTGATTATGAAACAGATTCTGTTTTCACGAAAAGACTTTATTTGAAATCATATTCAGAAGAAAATGAAGTAATATATATTCTTCTTGGTGAAAAAGAGCCATATAAAATAACAAAAAGAATTGCTGAACAATGAAAAATGTAGATAATTTAGGATTTGTTCCTTCAATAATAAATGGCACTGAAATTTTGTTTGAACGCCCTAAAGAAGCAAAATTGCCTGAGAAATTTTCTTATGTGAATGTATTGCCACAAGTTATAAATCAAGGAAAACTATCAATATGCGTACCTTGTTCAATGTCTGCATATTTGAATTGGAAAGCGAATTTGAATACAATGACAAATAATGATAATGCCATTGTTTTGTTTGACATTTATAATAGCCGTGAAAACAAGGGCGATGGAATGACATTCAAGGCTGCTTTTAAATATCTAAGGCATAATGGCGTTGACTCTGCAATTGGGATTTTAAAAATAGGGCATTATGGAAAAATAAACAAAATAGATGATTTGAAATTTGCAATAGTTTCAAATGGCCCTTGCTTTGGCGCTTTACCAGTATATGGTGACCACTGTGATTTTTGGAACAAGAGAATAGGGACCACATTGCACGGTTATCATGCAATATCCATTGTTGGCTATGATACAGATGGATTTATAATAAGAAATTCTTGGGGAAAAGATTTTTGTGATAATGGCTATACTAAAATAAGTTATGGCGATTTTAAAAAATTGCTTGAGATTTGGACCGTAATTGATTAGTTTTATAGAAAAAAGTATGAATGTTTTAGTTACTGGCGCAGAAGGACAACTTGGCAGGTGTATTGTTGATGTGTTCAAATATTTTGACAACGAAAACAAATATATTTTTATGCCAAGAGAACTTTTTGATTTAACAAATAAAGAGCAAATGCATGAGCAGTTTGAAATGTTTAATCCTAATATTGTTGTAAATTGTGCTGCATATACAAATGTAGAAAAAGCTGAAGAAAATTCAATTGATACAATTAGCGTTAATTATCTTGGAGTTGGGGATTTAGTAAAACTATGTGAAACTTATGGTGTGTATTTAATTCATATTTCAAGTGATTATGTTTTTAATGGAAAGTCAAGTAAACCATACAAAGAAGATTCAAATGTAAACCCATTAAATATTTATGGGGTTTCTAAGGTAGGTGGAGACAATTTTGTTGTCGGATACAACAGAGGAATTGTTTTAAGGACTTCTTGGCTTTATTCTGAATATGGGCATAATTTCTATAGAACTATGATTGAACGAATAAAGGAGCAAAAAGAAACAAACGTAGTTAATGACCAAATAGGAACGCCAACATATGCAAAAGATTTGGCTTTGTTTATAGTAAGAGATTTGATTGCTTCAAATAAATATAAAGAAGTTAGAGGCATTTACAATTTTTCAAATAATGGAATTGCTTCTTGGTATGATTTTGCTTCAATGATAGAAACATTCTATCAAAATTTCGGTCCATATGAGCCAATGATAAAAGACCCTGTTGATATTAAATTTGAAGTAAGTCCATATCCTAAAAAATACATAAGTCCAACAACAAAAAAATATAAGACAAAAGCAAAAAGGCCAATGTATTCAGTTCTTGACAAAACAAAAGTTGAAAATGAATTTGGAATTAAGATTCCGCATTGGACTGAATCATTATTGAAGTGTATGAAAAACGATGGAAAAATAAAAGGCTGATTGTTAGTCAGCCTTTTTACATATATAATGGTGTTTTTAATCCTTGTTAAAAGTTTTCAAGTATTTCTTCAAATACTCTTCTTCTTTCTGGTTTACTAAGATTTAGTTCTTCTGCATACTTATCGGTATTTGGGTTCCCTGACCAAATCTGAACTATCCCATCATCAGTAAGATGAATGTAGTCAACTAAACTGCCATTAGCCACAATTCTGAATTTTGAAACACTAATTGTATTTGTACCAAATTCCTCAAATAGTTCATAGATATCAGAATATCCATTCTCTTTCAATAATCTCGTTTCCTTTAGTACTTTCTTTACACTTTCAGCAACAATCTTCTTAAGTTGTTGCTCATTTAATTTTATTATATTCTTTTTCATATTCTTGTTTATTTTTGATTCTTTTGTTATTCCTTCATCAATAAAGATAATAGAAATGTTGATACAATGAGACGGTTCTATTAAACGTTATCTACTTTTATTATAAATAGTTTATCTTTGTGAAAAAGATGAAATATGTACAAGAAATTAGCTGACTTAAATACTGTTGTGATATTATTTGTTGCCAATATATTGAAACAACAAGTATATTATCCCAAAAACAAAAGGCTGATTGCTAGTCAGCCTTTTTCCATATATACCTGATTAAGCCACAGTCGTATATCTTTTCGTACCCAAGTTGCTTCGTCATTTCTGATTCTGTCATTGATAACGGTAATCCATATTTATGGTTTAGCAGTTTTTTTCTAAAGCCAAACTTATGCTGCCTTTTGATTCCATCGGAAGGGCTGAAGTATTTGTAATCCGGCTCTGTATATCCGTCAAATACAAACCCAAGTTTTGTATAGACATTTGATTCTTCGTTTATTGTCCATCTTCTGTCTGCAAAGGATTTAATAACGTCAGGGCCGTATTCCCTTACGAAATATTTGAAAAGTTTACCACCAACACCTTGGCAAATGTAATTGTAATCACTTGCAAATCTAACCAATTCCCATCTATTGCTTTCTTTTGTTTCTTTTTTGAATGACATTACTGCTATTAGCAAATCGTTAAAAAATGCCCCAATGCTAATCGTAGAAGGACCATATCCTTGTATATGGTATTTGTTAAGGAAACTTTTAGCCAAACCATTGTCAATTTCCTTTATTTCACATTTTCTTCCCATTATCTTTGGAAGGTTTTCGCTAACACCAACCAAATGCTTTATCTTGTTTAGCACAATATCCTTGCTGTTTACGTATTCGTCTTCGAAAATCTGGATTAGTTTTACCCCCTTTTCTTTACAAGCATTTAGTTTTTTTAAATGGTTGCTTTTTTCTATGTTTGAATGCCAAAAAAGGCCATTATATTCAATCCCAATTTTTAATGACGGAACATAAATATCTATTTCTTTTGGAGGAATTAGTTTTCTTTCGCTTTGTATTACATTTTCTTTTCCAATTAATGATGTAATATAATCAAAAATTTCAGATTCTGCTTTTGATATATGATGAACACACTTTGGGCATCCGTTTCCGTCAAGATGCCTCCATGGAGCTTGCCAAAATTCGCCGTGTTTTGGGCATATTATGCAAACTTTGTTTTTTCCCGTAACATATTCAGTTTTTGAATAATCATATTTGTTATTATGTATTTTGTTTGATTTTTCAATGAAATCTTCAGTTGTTAATCTTTTTGACAAACCAAGTTCTTCATGGGCACATTTTTTACAAGATGAACCTTTAAGATGCAAATATGGCAATTGATAAAATTCTCCATGTTTAGGGCAAATTATACAAACTTTTGTAAGCATATCAATGTATTCTGTTTTTGAATAGTCATATTTACAATTATGAACTTTATTTGCCTCTTGTACAAAAGTTTCCGTTGTGTATTTTTTATTCTTATGGATTGATTTCGAACATATAGGACAACCTTTTCCTTTTAAATGGTTATGTGGGTCTTGAAAAAATTCGCCGTGTTCTGGGCATATTATACAAACTTTTGTGTGGCTATTAACATATTCAACTTTTGAGTAGTCATATCTATCCCCATGTATTTGCTTTGCTTTTTCAATGAACGAGTTATTAGAGCTCTTCATTGTTTTTGAACAGAATGGGCATCCTTGTCCAATTAAATGTTTATCTGGCCTTTGAGAAAATTTTCCATGTTTTTTACAAATTATTGTTATGTTAGTTTTATTGTTTGTATAAGATACTTTTGAATAGTCATATCTATCTCCATGTATCTGTTTTGCTTTTTCTATAAAAGTTTTTGTTGTATTTTTTTTACTCATTAAGTTTTTGTTTATTATATATTATATAAATAAATATTCAAAAAGTCAAAAAAAATAGGACCATAATGTGTCTTTTATTTTTTTTTAAAAAATAGGCCATAAAAGGTCTGTTAATATGAACAAAATAAAAAAAGCAGCAAAAAATGCTGCTTTAAAATAATTTGTAATTTGTTGACTATTAATTAATAGCACAATATACAATAATCAGGTCTCAATGTTGCGGAAATTGTTGCCAATCCATCTTCTGAATAATTAAGGTCGCCAAATTCAACATTCGTGAGGAATACGCCTTTAAGTATCCACTTCTGAACAACAGCGCCTGTTGGGTCTAACATCTCAAGTTCCACATCGCGTTTATAACCAGCAGCATAGCCTTGTCTACCAGTTATACTTTCAGAACCAAGTCTAACCCATTCCATAATTGCTTGTGTTGTTGAAGGACCAATTGCATCACGGAATGTCAATTGCATTTCTTGCCAAGTGTATCTACCCAATACCCATGTTGATGTGTTAAGGAATTGGATTTCAGTTGCATTTTGGTTTATTGAAGGACGTTTTCCTGATTCTACAGTCCATTCTTGTATGCCTAAGTCAGCTGGAAAACGGAATATAAACCTATTTTTCCTTAGTGGCTCATAGACGTTAGGCATTTTTAAAAGTAAATCACTCATTATCAATTAATTAATTAATTTTATTATTTTTTACATTAGTTTATATTCTTTGGCCACCACCGTTTATTTGCTGTGGATTGCCTTGCATATTGCCTTGATTTGGGCTACTAAAAGCAGTTTGCTGTTCTGGCTTTTTGTCACAGATTTGCCAAATTTTCTTTAAAAGTTGGTATCTTTCATCATCTGGGTTATCTGCTAATTGAGCCATGCCCCTAAGTGATTTTTTCCTAATATCGTCAACAAATTGCATTACATCCATTCCTTTTTCTTCAGGTTCATCCTGAGTTTCAGGTTCATCAGTCAATTCATCACCCATAAGTTCTTCATCTTCTTCATATGGTTGTTCCCCAAAATTTATTGCTTCATTGATTGATTTTGGCATTTTTGAGGAAACTTTTTTCATTTGTTGAATATTTTCTTTAATTGTTTTCTTTTTCATGACAATATTAATATTTTCATTTATAAATAGTCTAATTTTAAAAAATTATTGACTAACATATTAGTATAATGTATATTTAATAAAAAAAATAATGGGTGTAGTGTATTTGCTTGGAGATAGAGGAAAAGAAGGTGAGTATAAAATTGGGGTTACAACAGGTAAAATAGAAAGCAGAATAAAAAAACTTCAAACAGGAAATTCAGGGGAAATATATCTGATAAACAGTTATAATACGGACCATCCGTTTATTATGGAAAAAATGCTTCATACCAAGTATTTTGCAGATAGGTCACTTGGTGAATGGTTTAAATTACCTTTTGATGAAGTTGTTAAGTTTTCAGACACTTGTGAAAAAATGCAAAAGGCAATAGATGCGCTTAAAGAAAATTATTTTTTCAAAAAAAAGTATAATAAGAACAATATTTTAGACTATGGATAATCACGGAGTTATTGGCGTTCCTAAAGACTTAATGGGTATGGATTCATATAATAGATTTCAAAATGAGTTTTATGGATATCCTGAACGGAACGATTATAATAAATATGAAAAACTTAAAATTAAATCAGCAATTAAAGGAAAAGAATATCACAGAATATCTTCTTCTTTATGGGTTGCTGAATGTATGGACATTCCTTCAGAATTGATAAAAAGTGTTGAGTTTGTATCTGAATATAAATTGGCGATTACATTTTATGAATCTGAAGAATTTTGCGTTGAAAAATATTTTCAGACAAATTTTGATATTATAAAAGATAAAAATTTTATTATTAAATATTTAAATAAAGAAGGGTATGCTATAAGAACGGATTCTTATACTATTTCTAAATTGTGTAGTATTGATAAAAAGCCGTTAACTAATGAAATCGAAGATATAAAAGTGAAGATAACATTGGAGTGTAAAAATCATGACATCTCAACCTGTAAGGAGTAATATAGTACAGCCAAAGAAAAAGACGAAGGTAAAGCCAACTAAAAGAGAAGTTATAAGAAAGGCTGTTGAACGGAGCAAGAAAAAACACCCAGAATATGGAACTTCAAAACTTGAGGAAAAATTTGCCAAAGAGTTTTTGGATAAACTTGGTGTAAAGTATCAATATCAGTATTTAGCAGAAGACATAAAAAGATATTATGATTTTTATTTACCTGAACAAAGGGTTCTCATAGAAATTGATGGGGATTTTTTCCACGGGTATGGAAAACTTTATGAACAAATGTCACCAATGCAGAAAAAGAACAACAGGGTTGACGAAATAAAGAACAAATGGGCAGCTTTACATTCGATTCCGTTATTAAGATTTTGGGAACATGACATAAACAAGAATCCACAAAAAGTAATGGAAGAATTAAAAAGTTGGATAAATATATATACGGAAAAGATGATAACTGACGAAAATAAAAAGAAAAGACATTAACAATATGGCAGAAGAAACTGGTTACACAAAAGAAAAAATTTTAAAGCAGTTGAAGAATTCTTTTGAAATGTATGAAAACACAAAGAAGTCAACGGAAAAAAGAATGAAAGAGGCTCTTACAAAAGAGGGAACAAAGAAGTATACACAAAGCGACATTGACAAAGAACTTGAATTAATCAATGAAGCACAAGATGATGTTATTAGGCAATATGTTGAATGTGGAGGAAATGAAGAAGATTTGAAGAAAGCAGGTAGAAAGAAATCATCAAAGAAATCTAATGAGCAACCAACAATTGTTGATATGATGAACAAGATGGATGAAGACAGAAAAAAGGAACTTGAAAAGGCAGTTAGTGCAACAGCAACAAAGTTAGAACAAGAATATATTCCTCCAAAGGGAAATTATAATCCTGAGGCCGCATTTGACGTTATTCCTTTACCATCAAAGGGCGAAGGGTATAAAGATAAAATTGCAAAGGCATCAGTCGCATACCTTACTGCATATGACGAAAACATGATTGTATCTCCAAACCTTTATAGGGATAATCTTATTTTGGATTACATTCTACAAGAAAAA